GCGAGAACCAGATCCCATGCCATGTTCGAAGTCGATAGACCGGTGCCGCCCTCGTTTGCGACATCGAAGCCATTCGCAGCATCGAGCGCGCGGACGGTTGCGCCAGAGCCATGGGCGGATGCAGCGCCCGCCACGAAGACGCTGGTGCCGTTGGTGGCGACGCTCCAGAGCGTGGCGTTGTGATCGTATGCCCAGGCGGTGGCACCCGTGCTCAGTGTGATCGCTACAGCCTCAGCGCCGCCGGCACCGTTGAGACCGACGACGTAGCAATGCACTCCGCCGAGGGCAATGTCGTGGACCGTCGCGGTGTGATCGTAGACCCACTGGCTCACGCCGGTGTCGTGGAGCCAGCACTCGACATACTGGCCGTAGGCAGCGATCACGTACTTGCCGTCGGTGATCACCCGCGCGACAGCGCCCGCGTTCGTCTTCGTGTAGGTGGCGATGGCGGTGGTGAGGTCACTGCGCTCGACGCAATGAACGGTGTCGACGACCGCGAGCGAGTAGGCGACCGACACGCCAGAGACGTCCACGGACTCCACATCGTTCGCATTGTGGACCGAGGAGATCCGCTCACCTGGATATTGCCCGTGGTCGACCTCTTGGAGGATCGCGGTGTCGCCGATCGCGGTGCCGTCGATGAGGTCGTCGAGGGTGGCATAGCTCGCCGCGTTCTTACTCAAGTGCAGCACCCACTGATAGACGATGTTCCACCACCAGTTGACCCAGCCGTTCGGAGGGATATCGCTCGCCTCCCAGCCGAGTTGCTTCTGCGCGGTCGTCGGCTCCGTGATGTCTCCGCCGACTGTGGCCCACTCTGGTAGCTTGGTTGGTTTCGCCATTACCCGATCACCCTCGCGAATCTGCCGACGTTGAAGCCCGAGGCGCTAACATCCTCTTGAAAACCATAGTAGCCCGTTAGAGCCTCGATGAGGATCAGCGCCTTTCCATTCGGCCGAGCGTCCTCCATCAGGCGAGCCACGCGGGCGGCCCTGACGTCGCTCATGAGCGACGAGCGAACGGCGTAGAGCTTGATCGCGCCTGGGAATAGAGATTGGTGCCGAACGGTCGAAGGCGCCGTCAGTAGTTGGAACATCCGGATCATGTCGTTGATGTACGCGCTACCGGTGTTCGCCATGATCCTGGCTTTGATGTAGACGCGGTAGTCGGTGTCGGTGGCGCCATCGCGGAGCTCCCCGACGACCGTGCCCCACTGGTCAAGGTTCGCGCCGACAGCGGTGTCGATCGACCTGTCGACAATCAGCGCGAAGTTGAGATTCTCCTGGGTCTGTGTCCCTTTCGATAGCGCGTAGATCAGCGCCATGATCCTGGGCTTCTTGAGTGCGGACTTCGTGACGTCGAGCGTCTGCTCGGCGATGTCTGGGACGAGCGCGATCGAAGTCGTTGCTCCGCTCGCGCTGTCGTCGATCTCATCGTCCACGGCACCGAGGGCGATCGTGTCGGAGAGCGCCAGGGCTGGCCCGAAGTCAATGGACTGGACCCGAGCCGCCCACGTTGACGACGGAACAGGCGGATTCCTCCGGATGTTCAGGACCTCGTCGCTCGTGTGCCGCGGGGCCCACGCGACAGCAGAGGGCCAGTCGGTGGAGGCGGTAGCGATAGCGCTCGCGGTCACCACGGCGGCGCGACGCCCGAGGGTTCCGCCGATCAACTGGTGAGCAGTCACGACTGTGTAGACGTCGTCATCGTCCACTGGCTCGTCAACGGCCTGGTCGTAGGTTGAGTACGATTCTTGGCCGAACGCGACACTGTCCCAGTCGACGGCCAGCGATGAGTGTGAGAGCGCGTAGACCTCGACGGAGACGCCGACCGGATCGCGGCGCCAGTTCCCGGAGACCTGCGTCTCGGTCGCGTTGTCGACGAGCCCGGTGCCAAGGGCGAGCATTAGCCCGGAGAAGGCACCGCCGGGCGTGTCGGTCTGGGTGTAGCCGGACGGCCAGAGCCAGGTGTTCGCCCTGGTGACGATGACCTCGACCGGCAGGTTCGTGGTGTTCCACTCGCCGGCGATGGTTCCGACGCCGAAGTTGCCGCCGGTGATCGTGGCCCGGTTGACCTCCCAGGCGCTGCCCCATTCGACGACGTAGACAACGAAGCGACCGAGATCGACCCGGCTCGCTGCTCCGGTATTCTCCCATCGCTCGATATTGATCGTGCCGGTGCCGGTCGGGTAGATCCTGCCCTCGATGGTCGGATACTTGGTCGTTCCCGCCGCCGCCAGCGTCGAGCCGCCGCCGCGGATGCCGCCGAAGAGGGCGACCTGTCCAATGTCGGTCCACGGTACGCCGGACTCATCGGTGGCCGATGTCAGCCCGGTGCCGGTGGATGCCGCGGCGTTGATCGCGACGACGTCGAGCAGCTTGAATCCGCTGCCGTCCGAGTCGCGCTCGCACTCGACGATCTGGATCGTGCCCGTCCAGTCTACGGTCGCGGCGCCTCGCACGAGAACGATCTGATCTACCGCTCCGGACAGCGAAAGGTCGCCGGTCCCGAACGGGTCTGCGGACACCCGGACGCCCACGTCGGCGGCGTCGATGTCGTTGCCCTCGACCGCCGGCGAGATCATCACGAAGTAGTTGCGGAGGAGCGGACGATCCAGGCCAAGCGTGTAGGTGGTGCCCGTGAACTCGCCAGGCTCGATCCTGGCCTGCGTGACGCGGATGGCAGACCCGATCGGCATCAGGTCACCACGTTCGTGCCGATCACCGGATACTGGGTGATGGCTGGAACGATGTCGACAGCGCCACCGTTGAGCAGCGTGGTCGCGCCCGCAACGCCGTCGACCGTAGCGATGGCCGCGTAGATGTCGAGGAGTCTCACCGCGTCACCGACGGAGAGCGTCAGCAGGTAGGCAGCGATGGCAGCCTGGACGCCAGCGGAAACGTCGCCGAGCACGAATCCGGACTCCAGCGTGACCACCGTCGCCACGTTGATTGTGAGGCTCGTGGCCCAGTCCCAGCGCACGTATTCGAGGAAGCCGTCGACCTTCGTCACCGTGGCAACCACGTCGGTCCCGTTCATGTAGGTGCCGGCGGGGACTTGGCGGAAGATGATCTCGACGACATCTTCCTTCTGCGCGGTGGTGAGAGAGTTCGGGTAGATGATCACCGCCGTCGAATTCGGCTGCATGACGATCCCTTGGACGACCTGCACGGCTGCGTCCGGATTGTCGAGGACCACTGCAGAGCTAACGCCGTCGGCTTCGAGCAGGTCGGCAAGGAGCGCGTTCTTGCTCCGGCCGCCGGATGCAGCGAGGGACTGCGCCCGGCGGAGATGCGCCTCAGAGTCCGTCTCGATCGCTCGTCCGACGGTCGCGTTGGCCGCATTCGATACCGCGGTCCAGCCTGCGACCGGGGTCACGATCTCGTTGATCTCGGTGGCCAGGGCGGCGGTCGCGCCCTTCTCGATGGCGACGACGACGGCGTCGACCGTTCCCGCGCCCCCAACGGTCGCGTCGGAAGATAGGGCCCAGATCGCTTTGCCGTCAGTGCCGCCACCGCGGACGCGCTTGCCGGCGCCGATCACCATCCCGATGGTTCCGGTCAGCGTGACGGTCGCCTGAGAGTAGGTGGCGTTCAGTCTGCGGAGGCCGACCGCGATCAGGAAGTTGTCGTACTGGATCCCCTGCGCGTTGCCTTCGTCGAACGAGTCATAGAGCGCCTGGCTCGACTCGGCCTCGATGTTGAGCATGTAGGCCATCAGCGCGGTGATGTTCGCCAGGAAGATGTCGTGCTCCCAGTCGATCGTGAGGCCGGTCCGAAGCTCGTACTCGTTGCGGATGATCTCCAGGAAGTCAGCGGTCCGCGGTGCGGTGTAGCCAGACGAGGTGAGGCCGTAGGTGCTCATGTGGTGAATCCTCTGGCGATCGGTACCTGCGCGATCCGGAAGAACGAGCCGGCGCTCGTGTTGCCCGGCGACAGTGCTGTTGGGGTGACCACTACCGCGAGCACGGTGCCGTCGTCAATGATGACGTCGCCGGAGTAGGACAGCGTGACACCGTCGAATGAGCCGGACCAATTCTCAACGCGGAGGACGTCCGGGGTCGTCTCGATCTCCCTGCGAATGTCCGCTCCGATCTCCTCGACCCGCGGCGGGGTCTGCTGGAGCCACTCGAGGTAGCGGAGGCCCTTGCGGGTGTCGAGATACCACTCGCCGATGAACGTGCCGAGCCGAAGCTCGATCCGTTGGCGCACCAGGTCGGGGCCTGTGATGTGCGTTGTGCGCGCAGGGAGGTCTCCGGCTTCGAGTTCGACGTCGTAGGTGTTCATTCAGCCTTGACCTTGGTGGCGGCGACGGATGAGGGGAAGCCTACGAGCGCGGCGATGATATTGGCCTTGAAGACCGCGCCGCCATCACCAGCCACCACCGCGGCACCGGTGATCGCCGACAGGATCTTGGTGAGCTCCGTCGACACCAGAGACGACAGCGCCACGAAGTCGGTGGCCGCGCTCGATCCCAGTTCGATCAGCGGCGCCCGCAGCACCATCGCGCCAGAGTCGACGCCGGCCGCGTC